ACAAAACAAGGTCCTGACTTTAATACATTTGGCATAAAATCTATTATCTTTTTGTTTTCAGGTAGGAATACATAAGTTCCTTCCTCATCTCTATACTCAACTACAACTTTTCCATGTCCTGTAGAGTTAGCCCATCCTCCTGCTCTATCTGTACTATCTAGTAATGCAGAATATGGGTTTTGGAAACCATCATCATTTTCTTCTTGTTGAAATATATATTGTTTGGCTTCTGGGTATTGTTCTGCCAATATTGTGTGTGGCACTCTACGAATTATTGCTAATTCTTTTGGTTGTTGGTCATTACCAAATACTCCAGGGTAACAACTAAATGGGTCTTGTAGTTCAGCATAAGGATAAGGGTTACCATCTTTATCTCTTTTATGTCCTATAGTCCATACTATAAATCCATAACCAGGTAACCATCTTGCAGCTTGTGGTAATTGCATGTGTAATTTTTGAAACTTGTCATAAGAAGTAACTATCCTTTCTACCTTTTCTGATTTTTTTCTAGCTCTTTCGCTATCTTTTTCGTTTATAATATCAACTTTTAAATCAGGGCTTCTACCTAATTTTTGTGCAAATCTTTCTAGTGCAGTTAAAAATAAATTAGGTGCAGGTAGTTCGTGATACTCTACATTAACTGAATTACCAAGAAGTGCTTTTACTGCAGCTTCACCACCATTCATAATGTCACGAATCCTAGACCTATCAATCATTTGTTCTTGATTAATTACTCTTAGGTAATCTATCTTGTCGTATAATTTTTTGCTATCTAAAGGCATTTAACTCCAATTATCTAAATCCATACTACTAGGTTCGTACCCTTCAAAGCTAGGATTATATTCATATCCTAACTCTGCAAAGCGTTCCTTCTGCATTCTTCTTATGGCTCTCATTGGAAACCAACTAGCCATAACTATGTCAGTCTTTGTACCTACGCTTTTGCTTTTGTTCTTTGCAGAACTAAAATACACTAACTGACTTGTATATAAGTTTACCTTCTCTTGTGCTTCAAAGCTAAGATATGGCAAAGAAATATTTTGTTCTTGAAACATTGGTCGCATAGCTGTAACACCATACATAGGGTCAAATTTATTCTTATATGTTTCGTGACCCTCTAAAAATATACCATGACCTGATGCAAACTCTCTAATACTTCTGTCTTGTCTTATTGCTTTCTGAAAACCATTTTCTTCTATAACCCAGTGTGATAAGTTGTACTTCATCCACCATTCTTTCATTATTTCTAACGCTTGTGGAATACCACCACCTAGATTGTTATTCATATCTACCATGTGTAATTTATTTTCTATAGGTTCGTATGCCCACAAAAATGCAGCTTGATAACCTGTAGATGCAGGGTCTAATCCTGCAATAAGTCTTGTACCATGTGGTATGTGTCCTATGTCACGCTTTTGGTCACGACACTCTTCTATCTCTACCCTGTCAAATAACGATAAACCATCTGGCATAGCTACATTAAGATATACCATTTCGTATATTGCTCTACCACCTGTAGTTTCTGCAGCTCGTTTTCTATCCATAAGCCACTTGTAAGTTCTTTTACCAGACCATAACATACAATCTACATGTTCATCTTCGTTCCAGTCAGGTAAATTACAAGCTGTATCGTGTGCTTCTTCTACAATAGTTTTCCAAGATTCGTTATCTAGTAAATGCGAGTACAAGTCATCATAGTGTTGCCTAGAACCAATAACCACCATAGCTGTATGTTCCTCTTTACGACTTGACAATGTTGTTGTCCACCAACTTCTTGTGTTTTCTCTTGATGCAGGTTGCATAGTAGAAGTATGGTCCTCAATGTCATCTGCAATAATTAAGTCACAGTCACGAGATAGTATCTTACCACCACGACCAATACCAACCATTGTCGGTGACTTAATACCTGTAACTGTTCTAGTACCTACAGTAAAACCATTCTGTGACCAAGACTTACCTGTTCTTGTACTAGGTTTAAATTTAGGTCCAGGACCACAAATCTCTTCTATTAATAATTCGTTACTCTCTAATTGGTCAAGTACAGAACTAACTGCATTCTTTGCAATCTCTTCGTTACCACCTACCCATAAAATACGAATGTTAGGTTTTGTGCATATAAGCCACACTGCAAAATGTATTAACAAATCTGTTTTACCATGTCGTGGAGGTGACAGTATCATCTGTTGCTCACCATGTTCTATAGCATCTAAAATAGAATTAATCCACTTAATGTGAAACTCTGGAGTTTCGTATGGTTCACCTTTTTCTGTTTGGAAATATCTATCTCTAAAATCTCTAAAGTCTTGTAATGATTTTTCTGCTACCTGTGGTAGTTCCCAATCTTTTTGTGCAACTTCGTTTTCTAAATCTTCTATGTATGCGTTGTATGCCATAGACACTGCAGCAATAGAGGTTTCTAATATTTTTGCTACATCTGATACAGTGTTCTTGCCTTTTAATATTTCTTCAGCTAAACCAGATTCTTTTATATCTGTATATACTTTACCTCTTCTAGCTTGTACATTTTTTTTGCT